TGAAAAACCGTTGTGTTTGTCTTTGACAGCTTGACACCGTTAGAGGTTGTGACCGAATCTCCACCTACGTAAACAGCAGTGTCTCCGTCATAGTCACCATCTTGCAGGTAAACCAACTTGGCATTGATGTTTGGTCCAGATACCTCTGTTACGGCTGTTCCGACTGATACTGAGTCATTTGTTACTGGCATTTATTCTTCCTCGGTTTCTACTAGCTCCCAGTTTACTATGTCTTCGTTCCAGCGATAAGTTTGTCCGTCTGTAGGATATTCAACAGGGGCTTGCCAAAGAGCCGTTTCAGGGTCTAGCACCCAGCTGTCATATGGCTTTGGTAAACTAAACGCATCTATGTCTGCGTGGTAAATATCACCAACACCTGCAAAGTTTTTTCTAAGTGCTTTGCTCTGGTCTGCATTTGCTTCGCCAGTTTCAGGGTCATAATGTATACCTGCCCTAGTGTTGTAACTTGTTTGTATCCAAGTTCCACCTAAGTTTTCAATGAGCCACTGGTAACCCTCATCACCATTTGGGTCATTGCTATCTGTTACTAATACCTGAATAACAATATTATTTTCATCTATTTGTGCAAAATGTGCCATTAGCTTGCATACCTCACTATTACAATTCCTGAACCGCCATTATGTCCATTGTCAATACCAGCACCACCGCCACCGCCAGTGTTAGCTGTTCCTGCGGAGCCTGTCTTTGCGGGACTAAAGTTTGAGCCGTCACCACCACCGCCAGAGCCTCCTAGACCCTGATGGGAGTCACCACCGCCTCCACCGCCACCAGCTCTGGTAATAGCCGTTCCAGAGATAGATGATGTGACACCATCTCCACCATTTCCACCGCCAAAGCCTGATGTAATTCCATTTTCTCCAACTTCAGAGGCTCCACCGCCACCACCGCCGCCTGTGTCTTGTGTTGTATTACCACCAGCGAAACCTTCATTAGTAGTGCCAGCACCGCCATTATTACCTTCGTTTCTTCCACCGTTAGCACCGCCACCAGAGCCGCCAGACTGCCCATTATTTCCGTCTTGGCTCGAATCCCTAAATCCACCATAACCACCACCAGTGCAAGAAACAGAATCAAAAGATGATGTATTTCCCCTACTTCCAGCCGTTGCCCCAACAGGGTCTGACTCAGCTGCTCCTGCCCCACCAGCTCCAACTGTGACTGTATAACTTTGAACAGCTACCTCAAATGCTGACTCAGCACTAGCTCCACCACCTGATGACTCGCCTGCAACTGCTGAACGGTAGCCACCAGCACCGCCGCCACCGCCAACCTCATCAGCACCACCGCCACCACCGCCAGCAATAACTACATATTCAATAGTTGCCCCAGAGGGTGCGGAAGTAACCTCAAAAGTTCCAGATGATGTGAATGTGTGGATACGATAACCGCCAGCTTCAGTGATAGTCCCGCCAGTAGCCTCAATTGGCTGACCACCTGCCGCTTGACTATTCAAAATACCTAAAAGAATAAAGCTCATTACTCCACCGCCGCTATGTTTCCGATTACTCTGTAATTGTCTGAACCGACACAAAAGATTGATGTTGCTACATAAGCGTTCTCGCCTGTTGTAACCGAACCTGACGTTGTAGAAGTACCTGCTCCTGCGATTGTCGCTCCGTCTGTTGTGAAGTAGCTAGGAGTTCCATCAGTAAAAATTGTTACCTGCTCACCTACATTGAAGTCAGTTGCAGTTGAAACTGTGACTGTTACAGCGTTGTTAAAGTATAGGTACTTACCTGCATCGGCTGTACCGAGTGTGTAGGTTGTGGCTGTTGAAGATGTGACTGTTGTACCTGCAGAGATTGTTACATCACCAGATACTCCACCGCCCGACAAGCCATAACCTGCTGTAACCGCTGTAATGTCTCCAGGGCTAGATACATCAGCCCAAGCAGTTCCATAAACCTGTAGCGTGCTTGTGTCCTGTAGGTACGCAACCATACCTTGTGTCGGTGTACCGATAGCTGATGACCTTGCTGCAGAGTCAGCAAAGACCATAACAGCTTGGTCCATGAGATAACCATTTACATCGGCAGCAGTGAGGACTTCATTTGCCTCAAATACTTTTCTACCTAGTCCTGACATATTTTCCTTAGCCTAAATTCGCTACGTCTAGCTTACCAAAGATTGCATCATCCAAAACGAGTGCTAGATACTTCAATTCTTGGAAACCGAGTCGCACAACGTGTATTTCTGGGTTTACATCGTGCTTTATAGATATTACCGTAAGGAAGCGTTCAATAGGGTCTCCTATGCCGTTAGGTGTGAACTCAACACGGCAAACCGCACCTATCTCAAGGTCAAGTATTTGATTTTGCTCTGCAGGGTCTAAATCATGTAGTTGTACATCTAAGCGGTCAACACGATATTCTGGCTCTGAGTAAAGGTCTGCGTACTTTACAGCTAAGTCAGCTGACTGCTGGTCAGTAGCTCCGAGCAAGTCCGTAATAGACAGATTACGGATACCGTACTCACCCTGCGAAGCTAGGTCATTAGCGGTAGCAGTACCACCACCGACGTTGGCAATAACAACCTCGTTGTATAACAGCTCTGCACCGTAAACCACTTGCAAACCAGAGTAAGGTATTCCTGTTCCCTGACCGAATGTAATCAAGTCTGTAGATGATGGCGCTTGGACTCGGTTGCGAAAAGCCACCTCACCATCTTTGTTGATAAACAGCAAGCCACCTTCAGTCTCAGTGACCTTCTGCATATAGTTCAAGGCGTTTGTGTTGTCCACAATCTCTTGCGTACCAACGTCAACCGTGCCGTCTTCAATGTCTCTCAGAGATGTTGCCCAATTGACCTCTGGGTCATCAAGTACGGTGTTGATTCTTGCGCTAGTTCTTTCCTGCACGGGTGTGCCAGCAGTTATGGTCTGCTTTGAGAAAAAGCTTGTAACATCCTTGGCGACTGCGTCTGCAAGAGAGTTTCCATCTACCGTATAAGACAAGTTCCAGTCGTCAATAAACCCTGTGAACTGTACAACGGTTCCAGCAGTAATGCGTATCTCACGTCTGGGAATAATGTTGCCAGCAAATGGTGAGTCTGGATAGGTGGGGTCAAAGGCTCTATCGTGGTTGTTGAAGCGCACGCCAGCAGCTCCAGCAGGGAAGGTAGAGAACCTACGTGGCTTACCACGGTCAATCTGATAACTCTTTACTCTGTCAGTGACATCGACAAAGATAGTGCCCCCCAGACGGTATTCAGTGTTGTCTAGTCGTCCCGCGGTAGTGTCGTTTAAGCGAAAAAAGGGTCCAATAGGGCTATCGGTTAGGTCAAAACCGATTTCAACCTTTTCGATAGGTAATGCCATTACGAACCTACTCCTGACAGCGTTACATTGATATTACCGTTAGCTGATTGGAAAGTCGACTGTTGCTCAACGTTACCCTTAGACGCGTTGTAGGCATCCAACGGGTTGTTTGCGTTGATTATGTTGTTGATGAACGTTGTACCTGCTTCTGACTGTCCAGGGAACAGCTGTGGGTAGTCTGCAAAGTAGTCAGGGTTTACCATTCCACCTTCTAGCAAAGCACCAGTGGTATCAGTGTAAGACCTTAGAAGCTCTCCTGTGATTGGGTCAAAGACGGCTGTAGAAGCTCCTCCGTCTTCTCTCTCGATGGTTACGGGGCTTGTGTATCCTGCCTGAGCCTCTAAGGTGGCTCTCATTTCTGCAAGCTTAGCTTCCAGCTCCGCCATCAAAGCATCAAACAAAGACTCAATCTCGGACTTGATTTGCTCAAAGGCAATGTCCATACCTGCAGACATAGCTGCAGCAAAGGTCTGACTGAATGAAGCCGCAAGCGTCATAGCGGTGTTTTCAAGGTCTTCTAGTTTGGCATCTAGACCATCGACAATTCCACTAACAAACTGCTCACCAGAATTCTTCGTGACCTCGTAGCTCTGCTCACCAAGCTCAACACCCATTGCCTCAAGCTCAGCCTGAAGAGCGTTCACCTGATTTACGGTGTCTGCCCCACCCTCGACCAAAGCCTGTGCAGTAGCTCCACCAGCATCTGCACCAGCCTCTACAAGCTGGTTGAACAAAAATGGGTCAAGTCCTAGCTTGCGAAGCTCTTTGAGGTTGTCAATAAACTTCCTAGTGCGGTCTACAACGTCCTGGAAGCTGCTTACAAGGGCTGCAGACTGGCTTATAGTACTTCTGACCGTCTCGGTGTAGTTGCGCTCTACAGTGAGCTTGAACTCCTTTAGACCGTCAGCAGAGTTGACGACATCCTCAAATAGTTCTTTGACCTGTACCTTTTCAACTTCGTCCTGTACGCCTTTGAGCAGGTTGGTGATTTGCCCAGATGCGGTAACGGCTCTTGCAACACCGAAGATAAGGTCAGCTGCAGCGTTACGCTCTAGTAGCAATTCATCACGTTGACGCTGAATGTCAATTAGAACACCAAGCTCAGCTCTTGCGTAGCTTAGGAGGTTGTTCTTAGCCTCTTCTAGTAGGTAGCCATTGTCGAACGCCTCTTGAAGTTGCTCTTCAATACGAGCAAGGTCTTGACGGGTCTGCTGTTCAAACTGACCGATTTCCCTTGTGTAAGTCTGTAGAGCGTCAACCGAATTGTCAACAGATTCTTTGAACTCTAAGAACTCTTCTGTTGCTTGTGCAATCTCCGCGGCTTTATCGACCTCAAGCTGTGCAAGCTCTTCGTTTAGAGAAGCCATCTCCTCTTGAGTTTTAGCAATCGCTTCTGCTAGAGCCTCGGCTTCTGCCTGAAGCTGTTCCATTCCAGCGAGAGTGAGGAAGAATGTTTCATTCAGCTCCTCAATCATCCTCTCGCCACCTTCGACAATTAAGTCGTAGATGTCTAGCCAGCCTTCTGAGTTTAGAACCTGCTCAATGAGTGCGTCTTCTAGTCCAAGACCCTGTAGCTCTAGGCGAGCTTTTTGCTTTTCAACTTCCTCTGCCAGCGCCGCAAAGAACTCGGCTACATAGTCCGTGGCAGCTGCACTGGCTTTTGCAGGGTCTGCTGTGTCCTCAAAGTTAGGGTCAATAACTTCTGGAATTTGCAAGTCTTCAAGGTATGCAACGTAGTCATCCATTGCAGCAATACGTGCTCTGGCTTGTTCTTCTGCCTCAAAAGCAATGTCTTGCTCAAGGTTCATATCAGCAAGGCGATTAGCCCTGTTCTGCATACGACCTTCGATTTCACCGAAGAAGTTATCTATGACTGGCGCAACGCTGTCTGTTCCACCACCACCTTTTACAAAGGCATCAAAGAGCGTGCCTATAATATCCTGGTCTATAGCTACTTGTAGGAAGGTGAAGAAATAGCTAAAGCCGTCAATGATTTGGTTGATACCTGTCAGCAAAAACTCAATTGGGTTTCTGTCCCCAAAGACGTAATAAATCAGCTGTTCAAAAAAGTCAACGATGCCGTCTATGACAGGCTGAATAGCTTCTGCAGCTAAGGTAAGCCTGTTACTGAACTCCTGGAAAGCGTCACCAAGCTCTGTGGTTGGGTCTGTTGCTTCTGTCAAAAAGGTTGCGACATTTGATATTGCATCTGCAATAAATAGCAGAATGTTCTCAAGAACAGGTCCTATGTTATCTGCAATTCGCTGCATAGGCACGGCAAGTTGAGCAAAAGACTCTCTTAGGACAGGGGTAGCTCTAATGAGCTGGTCTGTCATTGAACCTGTCAGCTGTGCAAATACAGGCAACAGGTCTAGGGTTACAGTGTCTCGCAAGTTCAAGAATGCAGAATTTAACTGCATCTGCTTGACGGCGAGGTTTTCTGACTGCCTCTCCAAAGCTCCCTGAGCGTCAGAAGAACGCTCCATAAGGAACTCCAACCGAATCTGCTGGTCAGCGAAACGCTCTGCAGCTCCAGTTAGTCCATCAAGCCCTCTTGCAGCCTTCTCAGCGTCAATCTCAGACTGCTTCATGGCGACACCGAACTTCTCAATCGGGTCATACTCACCACGGAACAGAGCCGTCATACCAAGCAAAGCCTCTTGGATGTCATATCCATAGGTCAAAGCAAGGTCAGCACCGAGTGTTACAAGTTCTTCTGTTAGGTCAGCAGTCTCCTGCATGGCAAAGCCAGATTGCTTTAGAACCGAACCAATAAATGTAGAAGCCTTTGCAGCTTCGGACATTGACAAACCAAGGTTGGCAGCAGACTCAGAGAAGGCAACCATCTGGTCTGTGGTGTTACCAAAGACTGTTCTAAGACCTTCGAGGTTACGCTCCAGCTCCATTGAACCTTGAACAGACTGACCTGCGAACCGACCGAATGCTGTGGCTGCGACTGCACCTGCTGCAGCGAATGCCGAACCAATCTTCGACATTGTTTTGCCAAGCCTATTGAGCCTTGTTACGCTCTTATCTAGCCCGTCAATACTGAAGGAAATGGGGACGTGAATATTACCTGGCATTGCGTACTCTCATTTTGCGACTAACGATTCTGTTGACCTTGGTAATAAGTTTATCCATTTCTTTCCTTGCGTCTGGCAGTGCCTTCTCAGCAGCCACCCAAACGAAGCTTCTACGACCAGAGCCACCTAGCTTGTTGATAAAGATTAGACCCTGGCTTGTAATCTTGTGCTCACGCTTTCCAGGTATCTTCTGACCCTTGATTGTGTACATGTAGTCATAGGGCATTGTGATTGAATACTTCTGCGTGTACTTATTACTGCTACCAGCCATGTCAGCCAAGACTGTACCTGGAGAGCCAACCTTGACACGAGCAATAGACCTTCTACCGCTTTTATTAGTTTTACGGATAGGAGGAACGTCAATAAGCGCTGAGTCTGCTGGTTTAGGCTTTGACTTACTAAAATCTCCGCCCCATGTTGAACCCCAAGCCACTCGACCAAAGTTCACCTGACGCATACCAGACAGCGGCGGGTTCATCTTTGTGCCCTGCTTGCGGATGCCTTGCTTTATTTCGTCTCTGACTGGCTCTGCAATCTCTTTAGCTTCACGGCGAAAGTACTTGTAGTACTCGTTGTCTACCTTTTTCAGCTCTCTCACCACGTCATACATGTTTGTATATGACATAGTGGCATCAAACTTGCCAGATGCGCGACGACCCTTGCCACCGCCTCCTGATAGTGCTGACGCACCTATAAGTCTTGCTATAACCGCTGGAAACGCCATGACACCGCCTATCTACTTATCTATTTTACCCTGCAATAAACAAAAAGACCGCCCTTAGCGAGCGGTCTTCTTAGGTTGACTCTTGGCAATTAGCCAGCGTTGCATTGTCCAAAGCATACGGTCATCGAGCTTCATAAGCTCTCTGGGCGAAATGCCTGTTTCACAAGCTATGCCAGCTATGTACCAGTGAGCCGACGAATCGCCCAGACCTTTTATTTTGGGGCAGTCTCGCTATCACCAATGTTTTCTACGGTCTCGACCCACTTTTCGTATGCGAGCTTTGAACCGCCTGTACGCTTCTCAGCGTGCCAAGCCAGGTAGAGCAACCATGAGATACGGGTGTCTCTACCCAGCTGGGCAACACTAATTTCGTACTTGTCCTCGAAGGCAACCATATCTGCAGTTGTAGTGCTGATTGTCTTCTCAGTTCCGTCTGTGAAGGTTATTTGTAGGTTTAGTTTCATTTGTTTTCCTTATGCTCCAGCTGAGTAGCTTACTTCACCAGTAGTCGGGAACGACACACTGAACGTGGATAGGTCGCCGACTGCCCCACTTACGGGGGTGAAGCTGTTGATGAGAACTTCTGCCGTGTACTGCGGTGTGGCAGTAGATGCGGCTGTTCCGTTTGCTGCAATTAGGGTAACAGTTCCGATAGTACCTACCAAGTCCTGAAATAGGTTAGATACTGCTCCTGAACCGAAGTCGCTGTGGAAGTCGAGGGAAACAGTTCCACTCTTCAATCCACCGATTACCTCAGTCCAGCCGTTGCTACCGAAGTCAGTTGTCTCGACTTCAGCTGCGTTTATCACCAGCTCCGCACGTGCGCAGTTGCTGGAGATGTCCGAACCGTTCAACTGGACCTGTGTTCCAGTGACCACGAATTTTGACATATTGTTTTTCTCCTTATGCGTAGACGGTGATTTGGAATTCAGCCGCCAGATATAATTGGTCGTTTATTGTTAGTGA